AAAAAGAACACTAAGAATAAGTTACAGAATCGTGTTCTTCTTAACGCATTTATTGCCAAAGTTGCGTGAAAAAAAACTTGACATCCTTGCCAAGATTTGGTATAATAGTAGTTGAAGGTGAGAAAAGATGACTTTTCTCTTATTGTGAAACCTCCCATTGGAGATTATTTGTTATGAATATGAGTGATAAACAAGTTGAAAGTTTGAGTGCTTTCCGTAACTTTGTTGGTTCGGAAACCTTTACTCGCCAAGATTATCAGAATTTCAAATCTACGGCAAAAGATCTTAAAATAGTTCTTCCTAGATTTTTACTACGAAACAATTTTTCAGAAAAAGTCGATAGAGCTACTTGGAGATTTCCAACAGTAACTGGAACATCTTCAGAAGTTGTTAGTATTGAAAGTACTGTTTCTCTTGCCGCAGTTTCAAAAATGGAAACTCCCGAAATGGTGTCTAATGTAATTGAGTTTCCTATGAACTCAGAATCTTATGTTCCTGCGAAAGTTGATGGATACGTAAAATTCGGTCATTATGCTGACGTGAAGACTATCAAGAAATCTTCAAATTTTTACCCTGTCTTTATTACTGGTTTGTCTGGAAACGGCAAGACTATGATGATTGAACAGATTCATGCTGAGTTGAAGAAAGAACTCTTTCGTGTGAACATCACTATTGAAACTGATGAAGATGATTTGATTGGTCATTATGCTCTGATGGATGGACGTACAGTTTGGCAGGATGGGCCAGTCACTATGGCAATGGAACGTGGTGCAACTCTTCTTTTAGATGAAGTTGACCTCGCATCCAACAAAATTATGTGTCTACAACCTGTTCTGGAAGGCAATCCACTTCTGATTAAAAAAGAAGGAAGAGTTGTCCGTCCTAAAGCTGGTTTCACAGTTATGGCAACTGCCAACACTAAGGGTAAGGGTTCTGAAGATGGACGCTTTATCGGAACCAACATTCTGAATGAGGCATTTCTTGAAAGATTCCCTATCACTATGGAACAAGAATATCCTTCAATGTCAGTTGAGAAGAAAATTGTCATTAAGTTGATGGAAAATCTTGGTTGTGTTGATGAAGAATTTGCTGGAAAACTTGTTGATTGGGCAGACTTGATTCGCAAAACCTTTTATGATGGTGGAGTTGATGAAATTATTGCAACTCGCCGATTGGTTCATATCATTCACGCATTTGCTATCTTCAAAGATAGAATGAAAGCAATCTCAATGTGTGTTGCTCGTTTCGATGACCAGACCAAAGACACTTTCATGGACTTGTATTCCAAGTTAGATGAAACTGTTACTCTGGAAGGAACTGAGGAGACTGAAGAAGCTGAACCAGTAATCGAAAAAGTCGAAGATTACTCGTAATATATAATGTAGGGTGTTGTTTAACCGCAACATCCTATTGTCATATCTAGTGAATTATAATGGAGAATAATGGAAGTTAAAATCGGTATAGATGAACTCCGTCAAAAAAAGATAATGGTTTGCACTCCCATGTATGGTGGAATGTGTAGTGGATTGTACTCTAAGGCTTGTGCTGATCTTGCGACACTCTCAACCAAATATGAAATGGATGTAAAATATTTCTATTTGTTTAATGAATCTTTAATCCCACGAGCAAGAAATTATCTAGTCGATGAATTCATAAGAGATGAAACTTATACTCATCTTATGTTCATTGATGCAGATATACATTTTGACCCAAATGATGTATTAACTTTGGCCGCATTGGACAAAGACATTGTTGGAGGGCCATATCCAAAAAAATGTATTGCTTGGGAAAAAGTAAGGTCGGCAGTTGATGCTGGACTTGCAGATGAAGACCCCACTGTATTAGAAAATTATACAGGAGATTATGTATTTAATCCTGTAGAAAACACACATAAAATTAAAGTAACTGAGCCAGTTGATGTGCTTGAAATCGGAACTGGTTTCATGATGATTAAACGACAAGTGTTTAATGATTTCAAGGAAGCATATCCACAATTCAGTTATACTCCAGACCACAATCGTTCTGAAAACTTCAAGGGTGATAGAGACATTCATGCGTATTTTGATACTGTGATTGACTCAAAGGCTTACTTAGGAGATATTTCTGGTGATAGTAATCGATATCTTTCAGAAGATTATTTCTTCTGTCAGTTTGTTCGGAGAATTGGATATCAGATTTTCCTTTGCCCGTGGATGAAAATTAGTCATATGGGTGCGTATAATTTTAGTGGTTCAATGCAGACTCTAGCAAATCTAGACTTTGCTGGACATGGTATAGACAATGAAACAAGGGTGAAAGATTTTGAAAAACGAAGAAGAAACATCAAACAAGCAAATAAGAAAAAACGAAAAAATAATTGATTATGTTTTTGATGAAGATGTATATTTGAAGGAAATTTGGGATACAATAGATTCCACTTATATTTCACATTACGCTCAAAACAAAATACAATCAACAGAGTTTATTGCTGATGCAGGCCACGGTGAAGGTTTCTGTATCGGTAACATCATTAAGTACGCTCAAAGGTATGGGAAGAAGGGTGGATTTAATAGAAATGACTTGACAAAAGTCGTGCATTATGTTATTATTATGTTATACCTACATGATAATCATTACAACCGTGAATCTCAAGGAGAACACAATGAAGTTAAGTGAAAACACTGTATCGTTCCTGAAGAACTATGCTAACATCAATCAAAGTTTAGAGTTTCGTGAGGGTAGCACTCTCAGAACTGTATCCCCTTTAAACACAATCCTGGCCTCAGTAGAAATCAGTGAGGACTTACCAAAAACATTTCCGATTTATGAATTGAATCGATTTCTTGGTACGTTGTCATTGTTTAATGATCCAGAGTTGGATTTTACTGATAATGGAGTATCAATAACCGATACTAACCACGAAGCGACATATCGTTATTGTGGAAGTAGTTCCATGTTTCAAACTCCACCTGAGAAAGAAATTGACTTTCCAGTAGCAGATGTGGAATTTGAACTGACATTGGATGTGTTTAAGAAGACCATCAATGCGGCCAATACTCTTGGTCTACCAGAAATAGTAATTGAAGGTGATGGAACGGAAACTCGTATTGTTGTATCTGATACAGGAAATACTACTTCTGATAATTTCTCAACTGCTGTTGGGCCTACGGATAAGATATTCCGTATGATATTCAAGACTGAAAACTTGAATAAGTTGATGGAAGGCACTTATGATGTTAGATTGTCATCTAAAAGAATTTCTCACTTTAAGAGAACAACTGATACTCTGAATTACTGGATTGCGCTGGAGCAGAACTCCTCATTTGATGCGTAACCATTACAACTTTGATATGAAAGTATATTATGGCAGTAGATAAATTTTTGTGGGTGGAGAAGTATCGCCCAAAAACTATCGATGAATGTATCTTGTCTGATACAATCAAGGGAACTCTTGAAGATTTAGTTAAAGATGGTAAAGTTCCAAACCTAATGTTCACAGGCCCTGCTGGAGTTGGTAAAACAACTGTAGCCAGGGCAATCTGTGACATGACTAATTCCGATTACATTATTATCAATGGTTCAGATGAGGGTAGAATGATTGATACTCTCAGAACCAAAATGACTCAATTTTGTTCTACCATTTCTTTATCGGGTGGTAGTCGTAAGATTGTTATCATTGATGAAGCAGACTACATGAATCCAGATTCAGTGCAACCAGCAATGAGAGGGTTCATTGAGAAGTTTTCAGAAAACTGCTCCTTTATATTCACTTGTAATTACAAAAACAGAATCATCGAGCCTATTCATTCTCGGTGTGCAGTAATTGATTTTGGCCTAAAGAAGAGTGAAAAACCAGTAATTGCATCACAGTTTATGATAAGATGTGGTGTTGTTCTTATTCAGGAAGGTGTTGAACATGATAAGAGAGTTGTTGCAGAACTTATCAACAAACATTTTCCAGATTTCCGTAGGGTGTTGAATGAACTGCAACGATATTCGACTTCTGGCATTATCGACTCAGGTATACTTGCAAATATAGGTGAATTGAATCTTGATCAATTGATTACATCATTGAAAGAGAAGAACTTCCCTAATATGCGACAATGGGTTACATCTAATGTAGATAATGATCCTGCATCTGTCTATCGTAAGATTTATGATAAATTGTACGAAGTTGTGGCCAAAACATCCATACCTCAAGCAGTATTGATTATTGCTGATTATCAATACAAATCCGCATTTGTTGCAGACCAAGAGATTAACTTGGTTGCTTGCCTGATAGAACTGATGGCAGATTGTGAGTTCGTATGAGTCCGTTTGAATTCGTAAATCAGATTAACTATGGGAAAAAGAATCTCATGGATGAATCTCCAGAACTAGAAAAGGAATATAAACCTTTTATAGTAAATAGAGGCCTAAGTTTCAACCACGATACTGCAAGATGGGCGAATGAAATGAACTTTCACAATCATGCAGATTCAAAACTTCAATTCGACTTTTTTCTAAATAGTATTAGACCAAAGAAACGTTATGGTAAATGGTTAAAAAGGGAAAAAGAAAATAATGAAATTCTTGATCTAATCAAGAAATATTACAATTGCAATTATGAAAAAGCGAGAGACTATGTTACATTGCTAAATGATTCGCAACTGAACATTATTAAACAACGAATTGATACAGGTGGCTTGAAAGGCACACAATGAATGATACACTCATACAAGCGATGGTTGAAGTTACATTAAAAGAACCCGATGATTTTCTAAAAGTAAGAGAAACCCTCACAAGAATCGGTATTGCATCACGCAAAGAAAAAACATTATTTCAATCTTGTCATATCCTGCACAAACAGGGAAAATACTACATAGTTCATTTTAAAGAACTTTTCGCATTAGACGGAAAGACCACTAATTTCACAGAGAATGATGAAGCCCGAAGAAATAGTATCGCAAATCTTCTAGCGGAATGGGAATTAATTTCTCTAGTGGTAACAGAAAAATCAGCAGAACCTACAGTTCCATTGAGTCAATTAAAGATTCTTTCTTTTAAAGAGAAGGATGAATGGGAGTTGACACCCAAATATAATATAGGAAATAAAAAGGAAGCTGATGTCGAGAATGACGAGTGATTTACACTTTTACAGAACAAACCCAGCAGTAAAAAACCCTATTCGTGCTACAGAAGGTTCTGCTTGTTTCGATTTGTGTTCATTTTTACCAGAAGATTCCTCGGTAAAAATATACATGAATTTTGACGGACAGCTATCCAAAAGTGCCCGAAAAGTAATAGATGGAAAACTTGAAATCAATCCTAACGAACGAGCATTAGTTCCTACAGGATTGATTTTTGATATTCCAAAGGGTTATTCAATTCGTTTATATCCACGATCAAGTCTTGCTCTCAAACAAGGATTGACACTTGCAAACAACGTGGGCATTATAGATTCTGATTATGTTGAACCAGTTTACATGATGGTTTACAACATAAGTGGATACCAACAAACTGTATTCGATGGAATCCGTATATGCCAAGCCGAACTTGTCCATGAACTATCGTATATGATAATGGAAATTGATGTTCGCCCAGAACAAAAAACCGATAGAGATGGAGGATTTGGTTCAACAGGAAAGGAATAGTTTTGGCTTACATTCTAAACAAATGGACAGTTGCTACTGTACAGGTAATATATTATATACCAGATTATCTACACATAGTGCAAGAATTCATGTGGCAGACAGAAGATCAACTACCAGAATTTCCAAGAATAACCAAATTCTTAGACTATTGGGATAAGAACATTGACGGCCCTATCAAAGAAGTTTATATCTATGATCAGAGTCAAAGTAGAATTAGAAAAGTGGATAGAAGATTCAAAATAAATTGATATGAAACCTGTGGTAATAGATAACTTTTTAGAGATACAATCTTTTCAAAGTTTACAAAATATAATGTTTGGAAAAGAATTTTGTTGGAATTATAATGAGGGAATAGATTACGTGAGTGATGAGGATAAATTTCAATTCACTCACAATTTCTATAAAAATAATATTGGCCCATGTTCTCCTCAATATAGTAAACTTAGCGATGTCCTCAATGAAATACTACCAATCGAAATCTTTAGAATAAAGGCTAATTTACTTACCAAGACATCAGAAGTGATGGTCAATTCATTTCACAATGATATTGATGACTTAGGAATTGTGCCTTGGAAAACTTCTATTCTTTACATGAATACTAACAACGGATATACTGAATTTCAAAATGGGGCAATAGTTGAGAGTATAGAAAACAGAATGGTTGTGTTTCCTGCCGAAATGAAACATCGGGG